CTAATGCTGATTGTTGTTCCTGCGATTGTTTGAATTGCCATTTTGTTTCTCCTTAATGGTGATTGTTAAATTTTACCCGCAATTATCTGTATGCTTGCGGATATTGTTTTCTGTATATTTCGCTTAAGTAACTGTTGTAACAATGGTCTTTATCAAACCATAAAATGGTATCTATTACTTCCATTCGCCAATCTTGTTTTCTGTACGCGTAAGCTGAAAGCGTCTCGTCTGATTACTTGAATATTCATCTATAGCTCCACTAAACAATCTTATACATTACAAAGCGGTCAATAGTAATATCCAGTGTCGCGCCTGATACCGCAGCAAGCCATAGCTCGAAAGTTGGATTTAGTGTTGTTACGCCTGTTGCTGGGACTGTGTAAACTGGTGTTTTGAGTTTTCCGCTATGCAAGAATGTAGGATAAACGCCTGTCGTTATGTACTGTTTATTATCTGTAGCTTGGTCAACTGTTAAAGATACGGCAGCAACATTTACAGGTGCTGAATTAATTGTGTATTCAATTTCACAAACTATTTTATCAGCTGGCAAAACTGCACTGCTTGTAATAGGCTTAATATGATAAAGCTCATATGGCGCTGTGCCTGCGTCAGTTTTTGCTATTTGGATTCTTAATGCTGTGCCACTAGCAGCGCCAACTTTGTTTGCTCTAGTGAGTGTTAAATTAGTCGTTCCATCACCAACCCAAGTTCTAATATTCAACCCTGTTGGCATAGTGCCTGTTACTGTCAGCCCTGCTCGTGTTGTTATCGTGCCAGCCGTTCCCATCATTAATGATGCTTGACTGTTCATCAAGTTGCCGTTAGGCGCATCTGTTACGTGGTACGCACTACCAACCGTAACGTTTTGCCCATCCTCAGGGCAAGTCATTCCAGCATCACGCAAAACTTCATAAATTCTTTGCCCTGCAACATAAGAGCCTATTCCCGACCAATGCAGACCATCTGATAGCATCCCTGCAATTGCGTTGCCGTTTGTAAGCGTGTAATCAATAAATTGGTCTGTGAAATCTGCAAATAACACCTTGCCGTTTGCTATGCCGTATGAAGTTCTAATAGTCGCGTTGCCATTTGCAACTTGCGATAAAAAATTATTGTATGCTTGACGTGTTTGCTGAGTTGACGCACTTGCTCCGTCGCTTGGCATTGCTGCTAAAAATACAGGTGTTATATTTACAGCCAATAAAGCATTAATCATAGTTACGCAACTAGATTTCATTCCTGCAAAATTCGGCCCCAGATTTGCACCACCACCAATCAGACAAAATGAAGGCAGTGGGTTTAAATTTGTTACGCTCGTAATCCTTGCCGCCATTTGTGCAAGCGTGTTACCCCCTACACCAAAAATGTTTTCTGGCGGAATATCAATGGTTTTCTTGGACAAAACTTGCGCCCAAGTTGAAAAACCATTTGAGTTGTTCGATGCACTTTGGGCATTGTTTCTTATGCCGCATTGCGCGGTGATAGAATCCCCAATTGCTGATCCTAGAAACGGAACGTTTGTCGGTGTAGTGCCACCTGCGGTTGAAGAAATTGTAGTTGTACCATCAGTATCATTATATGCTACAGTGACATTTGCACCAGCCACAACGCTTGATCCAATAATATCTTGTACCGACTCTGTTAATGCGCTAGTACTTACTTTAGTATCTAACGCTGTTTGGGTTGCCGTAGAAACTGGCAATTCACTTAGCACAACATCATTTAAGTTTACTCCGTCTCTCGATACGATTGTCTTATCCGTTCCAAGTAAAGGTAATGTCGCATCGGTTAATTCTGATATAGTTTTATTTGCCATCTTTGTTTATCCTATTAATAATAACTCGCCCGTACCAGCAAGTAACATATCTGTACCACTTAAAAAATAACTTTCAGTTATGACTACGTCTTCACCATCAATTAAATTTGTAACGTCTAACGCTACAGTAATCATTCTCATGCTATTAACAGTACCAACTGTTCTATTAAAAGATTTTACTTTTGCGCTAAAATATTCAACTGTACCGTCTTGGTATGTAATTTTAAAAGCATAATCATTTAAAGAAGTTGATCCATTTCTTAATAAAACAGCACCACTGTCTGTAGGGTCATAAGCTATTTCTAATGTTTTTAAACCGTAATCAAAAGACCCTTTAAATTTTTGAGTATTTCTCGTGCTAATAGAGTTGAAAGTGACAATATTATATTCAATACCATGCTCGCCGCCGTCACTTATATTACCAATGTTGGTATAAGTTAATTCTCCATATCCTGAGTTAGTATAAGCAGATGGTATTGCATCAGTTACAGCAATTATAGTTCCTGCAATAGTTATAATCATTTACGCCACCAATAAATTACTTGTTGAATCCGCTAGCAATATATCTATACCACTAAGCAAATATTCATCAAGCGTCAATTCATCATGCACTAATCTAAAATCAATTGTTGTGTAATAAACACGCAATTCATCATCTCTAAAATCAGCGCCTACACCATCTGCGATCACGCTATCAGTGTAAATGCCGTTAAATACGCCTTGTCTATGGTTGCAAGCAAACTTTACTAACTGCCTAATTTCTTGCGTAACTTTATAATCTTTTGTTGCTATCGTTATTTGTACACGACTGCGTAACTTAATTGTTGTCATCGCTTGAGACGTAATCTCATTTTCGCTAATAAGCGAGTAAGTCAAAGCTGGTAAGCTTGAGTTTTGTGGAATCGAGCCAAAAAACATACGTGAAGCAGGGATAACAGCTAACAAACCTGTGTCTGTGCTAAGTAAATTGTAAATAATTTTGTTAGCACTCATTTTCTAAACTGCTCACTTAATCTTTCACGTATTTTACCCGCAACTGCTTGGGTTGCCTCGTCCGACTTGTTATCAAATGCAGGGCGCACAAATGGTTTAGCAATAGCACCTGTATGTAAAACCTGCATTGTATTAACCCACATTCCGTTATATTTGAACTTCAATCCTTTTGGTGTTTTGGCATTGATAACATGAGCGTTTGTACCATACTCAACCATGTGGGCGTAAAATGCTTTACTACCTTGCCCACCAACCTTTGCGTATGATTCCACTGCACCTTTTGTAATTCGAGAACTAACACGAATTGATTTTTTAAGCGCGCCTGTATCTTTAGGTGCATTTACTTTCATATCATCAGCATAAACTCTCGCCCCTGCATTTAAAGCAGTGCGCATAACATTCTTCTGCAACTTGATAGGCAGTTCTTTAAGCATCATTGCGATTGCTTCTGCTCCTTCTATGTGTATGCGTTTCATACTGAATATGTCTCGCCTATAAACTCCATTGCCTCACGCCTACCTAACTCTACAGGCGCACTAATAAATTCAATTACGCGGTCATTTTGTGTTTTAACCACAATGCGATAATGGGCTTTAATGTTTGCATCATATCGCATAACCACTTTGCAAGGTTGTTGTAATGAGCGCATGACTTCTGTGATACGTTCTTGGTTGCGTGTCGATATATCGCTAATGTCCGCCCACGCGTAACCGTAATCAGTCCATGTGATAATCTCTGCGCCATAATCAGGGTCAGTGCTACCAACTGGGTATTGCACCAACACATAATCATCCATTGCGCCTACTCTCAAAATCCTAACTCCACGCGATAAGGTTGTAGTAGCTCTTTAACACCCATGGGTAAACTATTGAATGACAAGCGAGCAGAACTCATTTGGTCTTCTTGTCTATTTTCGTAATAGTTAGTAATAATGAGTTTGATGGCGTGCAAGATAGGCGATTCTGGTGCAACAACACCTGCCGTCAATGTGATTTTAACGGCGTTAGGTTCGTCAAAAACATCAGGGTATGTATTACCATTGGTCAAGTAAATTAAATTGCTTGCGCCATACGTATCTAGCGTATATTTTGTGTTTGATAGCGTTTGTTCTATACCACTTGCGTCTTTATAAACAATACTTGTAATTGCTGTGACAGGTGATATTGGCAAGCGTATGTCGCCTAGTGGAAAGTCATCCATAACCACTTCATACGTGCCTTGATACAATTCAACACCTGTGTATTGCTCACACCAAGTTGTCGCTGTATCAATCAGAGTTTGAATATATGCATCATCTGGATGTGCAAGCGGATCACCAAATGGAATAATCCTTAATTGGCTACGCGCTTGTGCTAAAGTAATTGGTGCAGCACTTTTACTTGTTCTTTTTAGCTTCATTGATTGGCTCTTTATAAAATTCAGCAATACCTTTGATTACCCATGCTTCTGCAACGATTTGGTGAACGTCAACAACTTCACCTTTACCAATCAATCCTAAAGAGCTATCTTGCTGGTCTTGCAGTAATTTTACTTTCATTTTTTACCGCCTTTATATTCGTTTTTAACAACTTTTGTTTCAACTTCCGCTTTAATTTCTGCTTCAACTTCCGCTTCAATTTCTGTTTCAACTTCCGCTTCAATTTCTGTTTCAACTTCCGCTTCAATTTCTGTTTCAATGATTTCGCACCCGCCCAATTCTAGCCATAATGATGCAATCGCTGGATCAACATCAACTTCTGCATCTTTTTTAAGTGCGCCCAATGTTTCGTGATTACAATTTTTTAATAATTTAACTTTCATTTTGTTTCTCCTAATGAAATTAGTAATACCCACTACAATGTAATGGGTATTGGTTAAGTCAACTAAACAGTAAATGCACCGTAACGCAAACCTGCTGGACGATCCACGCCAAGAGCCAAACGCTCTTCTGCACGAATTGTTACCAAGTTGCTTGTGAAGTCAGTGCCTACGAAGCCAACTTCAATTGTAGTACCTTGACGGTTGTACAACATTGTTGAGCCACGTAAATCAGCAACCATGATATTAGCAACTGGCACATGATTGCTTAATACCACTTGCAAGCCCCAAGGATTTTGACCTGCTTGTGTAGCTGGTAAGCCATACAAGTATTGACCTGAACCAGCACCTTCACGAGTACGTTCCATTGCGCCCCAAGTGGCTGGATTGACAATCACTGTGTCTGGCATATAACCAGCAGCCCACATTGTGTATTTAATGCGATTAATAGCATCAACTAAGTTGTCACCAGCAGTAGGTGTGTATGCAACAAAGTTACCTGTATCGCTTAAACCTGAAATGTTAGGGCTAACACCGTCACCTAAGAACAATTGACGGTCAACACGTTGCGCCAAACCATCTGCCAAACGCACGTTAATGTAAGAAGCAACCGCAGGGGCATCATCCAACATTTGTTTAGAAACTTTAATCCAGTGGGCTACAGTTTCAATCGTTACGTTTGCTTTCACAAAAGTAATGTCTGATTCTGGTTTAGCAGCACCTTGTGCAACTTCAACTGCGTCGTTTGTCCATGATGCTTCTTTCATGGTCTCAACCAAATTGCCGCCAACAGGCATAGATGGAATTACTTGACGTAAAGTTAATGGTAAAGTAGCCAAAGGAATGATACCTTCACGGCGTGTTGACCATGTGGTTGTTGCATCTGACAATACTGTATTTTTCAACTCAACGCGCATTGAAGAATTACGGCTTTTTGTCTGTACGAATGATTTAAAATCTTCGCTTGCAATAAATTCTTCACCCGCAGTTTTAGCTTTTGCTACTTCCATAGCTTTAAAACCATCGGTTGATTTTTGTGCCAATTCTGTTAATTGTGCGTTTAATGATTTAAAGTCTTCTGCCAAAGTTTTAACTTCTGCTTTAACTTCGTTGTCAACTTTAGCTTTCTCAGCAATTTGACCGTCATATTTAGCCATTGCCGCTTCAAGTTGTGACTTAACACCTGCTAAGCCTGATTCTACTAATGATTTGATTTCGTCTGACATTGTATTTCTCCTATTTATTTAGTTAAGATGCTCGCAGCGAAAATGTTTTTAATTTCTTCTCGCAATTTCAGTTCTTGTTCGAGTTCTCCACGAACAAAGGATTTGATACGACCTACGAACATAGTCGCATCAGTCCGACTAAACCCGCCAGCATCACGCAGTAAGGTCTCGTACTCTTTTAGTGAATTGCAAGTCTCTAACATAGACTTCACTTCACCAATCTTTGCATTTAAATCAGCAGGTTCTTCAACCACGCTAATTTCAATTAATTCAATTTGTTTAAGTAGGCGAATATTGCCTTTTTGCTCAAAATCTTTTACACGATAGCCAATTGACATACCGTCAATCGCACCATGCTTCATGCTTGCATATACATCACTGGCTTTAGAGTGGTTAGGCGTTAATTCGCCTTCGACAAATAAGCCTTTATTATCTTCTTCGATTGTCGTCCATTTGCCGATAACTTCTGAGAAGTGGTTAAATCGCATCTTGATAGAGCGGTCACGGTTTTTAATCGTATCTTGGTAAGCACCCTTTAAAACTGTGTCACCATAAGAATCGACACCATCAAACATAGAAGCGTACCCGCTAAACTTCATTCCATCTTTGAACTTAAGCTCAAGAGCGTTATAAGGTAATTGTTTAATTTCCATTGTTACCGCCTATATTGTTGTCTTTACCGTAATTCAATTTATTAGATTTCCTAATGTTATCTTTAGCCCATAATGGCTGAAAGTTTGTGTAATGGTTAAGTTTTATAACTTCTTCTTCACTTTTAGCTAAAGATATAGGATAAATATGATCTAAATGCCATTTAGTTACATTCTCCCAACTCATACCATCTACAAATTGCTTTTCTATGTGTTCTTTAAATTCTTCAAAAGTGCAGCCTAATATTTTTTCTGTTTTTGTATTTTTTCTATGCCATTTATTTCTAAAGCCATGAGATATTAAATTTCTTATTCTCTTAGTTATTGTAAATAAATAATCTACGTTATATTTTTTATTATGATAATCTGTATTAATTTTATTTTTAAACTCAGAGTTTTCAGTAGCCCATCTTTTATAATCAATTGCTATTTTTTCTTTATTTTTTTCTCTGTATTCTTTTTTATACTTTAACTCGCAATCTCTACAATCTGTTCTATATCCATCTTTTCCTCTTGGTGCTTTTCTAAATAAACTTTTTTCCTCATTGCATTTTGTACATACTTTTGTGATATTATTCAATTCAGCCATTTTAATTCCCTTAAATTATTTTGGTTAGACCCACAGATAAGCTGGTTACTTACTGTGGGTTGTTTGTTACATCATCTCTATTAAAATTATCTCCATTAGCCACTGCTTCTAAGCTTACATTAGCACCTTGAGTAATTAGAACATCACCATAAGGTACAGTTGACAAACCTTCTTGCAATCTACATTCGTTTACTGAAAAAACACCTGCATAAACACCAATACGATATGTCTCCATCCGTGTTTTTAAGTCGGAACGCGTTAATGCGTTAAAATCAAAAACTACTTCACGCCTAGAAGCCTCACTTGCCGTCATTAAATTACACATAATGGATGCTTCAATCTTTTCCATCAGCGGGCGTAGCGTGAGCTTATAAAAGCCTTCAACAATTTGCGAGATACCACTTCCCCACACCGTTGAGCTTGACGTATCGTTAATCATGATTGAAGGCACACCAAATGCGCGACATAACTCACCAATTTGGAATTTACGGCTTTCTAGCAATTCAATATCTTGTGGTGAAAGTGAGATAGGGTCAAATGTTGTACCGCCTTCTAATATCAATAATCTTTCGTCACCTTCTACTAATGTGTTATAGCTTTCACGTAAAATTTGACGCTGATCTGGTGTTACCCACTTATCAATCTTAAATACACCACTACGCTTACCGCCATTCTTAAATACTTTTGTTACCGCACTCTCAGTCGCTTGTGCAATGCCTAATGATTTACGTTGATAATCAAGCGGAGACATTCCTACAATGCCATTACCCATCAGTTTTAAATGCCAAATACGTGATTCTGGGTAAATAGTTGTTTCTTCACCGCTTGTGTATTTATAAACAATGCTACCATTACGCAAAAGCTCAACTTCCATCTGAGCCGACATTAAAGGCATTAAACTTGTGATTCTGTCGCCCAATCTGTCAATTAAGCAAAAGCCATTCCCACTTGTGACTAAATTTAAGATTACACTCTCAAAAAACTCTACTCTTGTCTGATAACGGTTAGGTTTTCGACTAAAAAGTAACGATAATGGGTGATTTTCATCAACTTTTCGACCATTTTCAGTCACTTTATAGATAGTTAATGGCAAACTAGACACTGTTTCAGCCAACAACTTAACACACGCCCAAACAGTGGTGATTTGCATGGCACTGTCAAAATTGACAGGTTCTGCGGTCTCTCCGTTCATGGCAGGGGCGTTGTATTGCATCCCGACCATTCGGCGTAACCCACTGCTAAACCAACTGCCTATTTTTGCGAAAAAATCCATGTAATCCTAAGT